ACCTTTTGTTAATGGCAAAAACCAATCAAAATCATTCACATAAGGAATAAACACAATGGTTACTTCAACTCCACAAATTATGTTTCGGGACGAATATGTCCAAGAGTTTCAGCTACGCGAATCGCTTTTGCGTGACCGCGTAACTACCAATGCACAGCTTAAAGGCTATCAGGCGACTTTCTTGGTTGCTGGCTCAGGCGGTGCAACTGCCGTGACTCGTGGTTCCAATGGTAAATTGCCTTACCGCAACGTAAGCAAAACCCAAAAGACTGCGACACTGACAGAGAGCTTTGACCCACAAAGCATGACTGGCTTCGATATTTTCTCCTCACAGGGCGATATGAAGCAAATCATGATGGATTCGTCTATGGAGGTTATTTACCGCTCTATGGACACTAAAATCCTTGCAGCGCTCTCAGGTGCAACGCTTACGCAAGCGGCGGGCATTGCCACGCTGGATTATGTGACAAAAGCAATCGTAACGCTGGGTACTAACAAGGCACTTGGTGGCGGTGATAATGGCGTGACTGCCGTGATTACCCCAGCTTACGCTGGGTATCTCCGCATGATTGATGGCTTCTCCAGTAGCGATTACGTTTCTGCCGACAAGCAACTGTACATGTCTGATGCAACGCAATCCTTCACATGGAACGGCGTGACATGGATTGTGCATCCTGAATTAGTGGGTGTCGGCACGTCTTCCGCTATCTGCTACATGTTCAACCGCTCTGCGATTGGCCATGCGTATGACTCTGCGGGCATCACCGTCAACGCTGGATACAACGAGGAAGAAGATTATTCCTACGTTCTGGCGAAGGTCTATGACGGCGCGGTTCTCCTGCAAAACTCAGGGGTTATCAAAATGCTGCATGACGATAGCGCACTGATTGTCACTTAATTTCATAACATAGAAGGATTACTACAATGGCTTATGTAACTACAAATCCCCCTCAGCTTCTTGCTGGTGGGCTTAATGGCGGCATCAAAATGTGGGCGTACAATTCAACGGACATTCACACGGATGTAGATGCTGCTGACTATTTCAGCAATGGCTACGCTCTCGGTATGCGTGTGGGCGACCATGTGATTGTTGGAAAAACCAGTGCGACCATCGGCAGCACATTGCATTATGTGACCACTGCTACGGTGGGCGGTGCTGCTACGATTGCACCTGCAATCTTGGCGTAGTGACTACAAGGGAGGGGATGATTTGTCCCCTCCCTTTTTTTAACATCTAAGGATTTTTATGACAGAATGTAACTTCAAGGTAAGCCCATACAACGGGTTGCAGCGCAGCGAGCAAACGGCGGGTGATTATGTGGTGTATGTCGCTGAAAACATCACGCTTGAGCATTTATTGCAGCCTAGCACATGGCAGCACGTTGCTAACATGCTTAACCCATGGGATAGAATTGAAGTGCGCTGGGATGATTTCAGCAAGTACGCTAATTTTTTGGTGTGCGATGTTTCCTCTGCTGGCGTGCTGCTGTTTGAAGAAGGGATGACAGAGATTAAAGTAGGGCAGGATGCACTGACACAAGAGACGGTGTATGAAGTCGCATACCGTGGCCGCGCACAGTGGAGCGTTATCCGCAAAGAAGACAAACATGTCATGCAGCAAGGATTGTCCAGTAAGGAACACGCCAATGCGGCTATGAGCGCACTCATTAAGAACGCAGGACTATAGCATGACCTCACGCCTCCAAATGTACAACAATGCGCTGGTAAGGCATGTGGGAGAGCGTGCGCTATCAGCACTGACAGAGAACAACAAGTCACGGCGTGCACTGGATGTGATATGGGATGCAGGTGCGGTTGACCACTGCTTAGAGGCGGGCTATTGGAACTTCGCCATGCGTACCGTAAAACTGCAAGCAAGTACGGATATAGAGCCAGAGTTTGGCTATCAGTACGCATTTGTCAAGCCAGAGGACTACATCAAAACATACCGCATTGCGACTGATGAGTACATGAATGCGGTGCTGCGTGATTACAGTGATGAGGCTGGCCACTGGTTTGCTGATTATGATGAAGTCTATGTGCAGTACATCTCCAATGGCAGTGAATACGGCGGAAGCCTTGGTGATTGGCCGCCTTCGTTTGCGCGGTATGTGGAAGCGTACCTTGCCAATGGGGTGATTGATGCGTTGACCAGTGACGGCAATAGAGCAAATAAGGTAATGCAGGTGATGGGCGCGGCGCTGCAAAATGCGCTTGGGAAGGATGCAGCAAATCAGCCAACAGAAACTCCAAAGCGCGGGCGGTGGGCAACGGCGCGTATGAGTAGCCGCCATAGCGATAGGTACGACCGCAATGGGTAAGCAGAATGTAGTCCTTAACCGATTCAACTATGGGATTGTTTCCAAGAAAGGCTTGGCGCGTGTAGATAATCCACGGGTTGCGCTGGCTGCGGAAGAGCAAACAAACATCATCGGGCGCTCGCTTGGTGGCGCACAGTTCCGTACTGGATTGCGCTACACGGGAACAACGCGCAATAACCTGCCAGCAAAGCATATCCCGTTTCTGTATGCTGCGGATGACACGGCCATATTGGAAATCACCGAAGGCGCACTGCGAATCAAACTGGATGAAGTTCCACTCACACGCCCTGCCGTTGAAACGGTTATCACTAATGGCGAGTTTTTGACTGACCTTGCGGGGTGGGTGCAAGCGGATGGTGCTGGTGCTATCTCGTATTGGGCGGGCGGTAGCATGATATTGCGCGGCAATGGTGGCAATGCTGCCACGCGCTATCAGTTAGTGCCAGTGTCCAGTGGCAATGCGGGAATTGAACATGCGGTGCGCTTCACAATTACCCGTGGCGCCGTGCTTATTCGCATTGGCTCCACATTAGGCGGGCAGGAATATGTGAGTGAGGTAGAAGTAGAATTAGATGGGTATGGTGTGGGCGTTTACAGCTTCGCATTTGTGCCAACTGGCGATTTCTATGTGCAGGTATCAAATAGAAATGATGTGTATGCTGACAGCCTTATTGATTCTATCGTGATTGAATTGGAGGGAGAGTCAACACTTCCTATGCCATATGTGACTGCGGATTTGCGGAAGATACGTCACACTCAGATTGAAGATGTGGTGTACCTCACAAACTATGGGTATCAGCCCAAGAAGATACTGCGGTATGGCACGCGAAGCTGGGCGGTATCGGATTATTCCCCAAGTGATGGCGCGTTTGGCCTTATAAACACCAGTCAAATAAAGCTAAAGCCAAGCGGGTTAAAGCGGCAAATCACCCTCACTGCAAACGTCAATTATTTCACCCCTGCGATGGTGGGTGGGTTGTTCAAGATTACCTCGAATGGCCAGAAGATATTGGATGACGTATCGGGTAATGGCGTATTTTCAGACCCTATCAAGATTACGGGCGTGGGCGTAAATCGCCGTTTTGAAATCATCATCACAGGTACATGGACAGGCCAGCTTTCATTGCAGCGTTCCGTGGGGGATGATACGGCGTTTGTGGAAACGGGTGCAGTGTACACGGGAAACACGGTCACGTTTCTGCAAGATGCAGGTGACAACTCCATCTATTATTACCGCATTGGTTTTAGTGGTGCGTATGGGTCGGGTACGGCAACCATTTCACTGTCATCGGGCAGTGGAAGCATTACGGGTATTTGCCGTGTGTTGCAGGTGGATTCTCCTACGTCCGTGATTGCGGGTGTTATCCGTCCTTTCGGTGGCACAGAGTTCACCGATTTATGGTATATTGGCGAATGGAGCGGCCATAAAGGCTATCCTAGCGCCGTCACCAATAAAGACGGGCGGTTGTGGTTGTTTGGCAAGGGCAAATATTGGGGTAGTGTTTCGGGGGCTTTTGAATCGTTCGATGATGATGTTGAAGGTGATAGTGGCACAATCAATAAATACCTTGGTGGAAGCGGCAATAACTCAGTGAATTGGGCGTTATCACTTTCCCGCTTATTGGTGGGTACGGATTTCAGGGAACAAACATTGCGTTCTACATCACTGGATGAGGCGCTTACTCCCACGAATGCACGCACAAACACAGACAGCACACGAGGCAGTTCACCCGTGCAAGCGGTATCTGTTGACCAGAACGGTTTTTTTGTACGCAATAATCGCATGTTTATGGTGGTTCCTAACGATAGGCTGGACGCATCATACCAAGCGGAAGATGTGGCACTGATTGCGCCAGAGGTAGGCGACAGCGGGTTTGTGGGATTGGCAGTACAGCGCTACCCCGATACGCGCATACACGCACTACGCACAGACGGCAAAGTAGCGTTGTTTGTGTTTGATGATTTGGAAGAAGTGAAGTGCTGGCAAATACTCGAAACGGATGGCGTGATTGAGGATATGTTTGTGCTTCCTGCTTTGGATACACAGACAGAAGACAGGGTGTATTATCAGGTAAAGCGTGTGATTGGCGGTGTTGATAAACGCTATCTTGAATGTTTCTCGTTTGAAGAGGAGTGCATTGGTGGCACGCTAAATAAGCAAGCGGATTCATTTGTGACGTGGACGGGAAACTCGAAAGCGATTGCAGGGCTTACGCATCTTGAAGGTGAGCAAGTCATCGTATGGGCGGATGGTAAAGACTACTCGACAGGGCAAGGCGCATCACAGGTGAAATACACCGTCACAGGGGGGCAAATTACCCTGCCAGACGTGGTGCAATCTGCTGTGGTGGGGCTAACCTACCAAGGGCGCTATAAGTCTGCAAAGCTGGCATATGGTGTTGACCAAGCAAGCTATGGCACGTCACTGTTGCAACAGAAGCGCGTGGGTCACATTGGACTTATTCTGCACAAGACGCACAACAGAGGGCTTACATACGGCAGTGATTTTGAACATCTTGATGATATGCCGATGCTGGAAGACGGCGCCCCATACGATGCCAACGCGATATGGGAAAGTTACGACAAGGAAACCATGGTGTTTGATGGTGAATATGATACAGACAGCCGTGTGTGTATTCAGATGCAAGCCCCGCGCCCATGCACTATGTTGGCAATGGTGGTATCGGTGGAGATGAACGCAAAACCATGAGTAAACTTATTATTCGCCCTTCTGTATTGGCTGACTATTATGCTATGATGGGGAAGCCGCCACAAGAATCAGTGCAGTCATGGACGGCAATCTATGATGGTGATATTGCCGCGATTGCTGGCATAAAATTGAAACGTAACGATATGGTATTTTTTAGCGAAATGAATCCTGACAGAAAATACCCAGCTACTGCTATATTCAAGGGCGCGTGCGCTATCGTGGAGGAGGTGCGGAAGCTGAACGTGCCTGTTTTGTCGCTTGGCACATGCAATTCTGACAGGTTTTTGACCGCCCTTGGCTTCACGCGCACTGGCGAAGCGCACGGTTACGGGGTGTATCAGCTATGGCGCAATTAATTCCGCTCGCATTAAGCGCAGCAGGTGCAAGCGCGGGAACGGTAGCAGCGGCCAGCACAGCGGCAACGGTTGTTACTGCGGCAGGCGCAGGGTTGTCTGCACTAGGCTCTATTCAGCAGGGGCGTGCAGCACAGAGCGCGGCAAACTATGCCGCTGATCAAGCAAATGCAGCAGCGCAACAGACAGAAGCAAAAGCAATCCGTGACGGCTTAGAACAAAAGCGGCAAATCAATTTAGCGCGTTCGCGTGCCGTGAATATGGCAGGTGGCAATGTGTCTCCAAACGTGGCAAATATCCTTGGTGGGCTTGACCAAGAGGCCGATACGGCATTCAACAACACACTCATTCAGGGGCAGGAGCAAGCCACAGGACAGCGCACAAGCGCTTCTGTGCAGCGATTAGAGGGGCGTAACGCGAAACGCGCTGGCGTATATGGTGCGCTTGGTACAACACTGTCACTTGCTGAGAAATACGGCGCTGGCATAAAGGCAGGTGAGTAATGGTGTTTCAGTTACCCTCAAGCGATAATATCCAACGCCAAGCCCCTAACACAGCGCGGCAGGTTGTAAGCTATACACCTGACCAATCAGGCACGGCACTGGCGCAGATAGGCGAGTCTATTGCTCTTGGTGGCATTAATGCTCTTACGCAACAGGCGCGTGAAGCGGAAATACAGAAGAATGAACTCACGCAGTCACAGGCGATTGCAGCAAGTTCAAACTTTAAGATTGCAATGAATGACACACAAAACACGCTGCATGATGATGGTGACTATGCCACGCATGGCAAGCGGTTTGAAGAGCTGTCTGCAAAATCATTAGAGCAAACGGCACAAAGTATTTCTGACCAACAGGCACGCAATGATTTTATTGCACGAGGGGAATTAGCACTTAGTGAGCAAAAGCAACAAGTGCTGAATCGTTCGTTTGCCCTGCGTGATGATGCTGAAAAAGCGAATCTGATGGCAACAGTGGACTACACCACTAACAATTACGCGCGGGGCGCATCACGGATTGAGCGTGACCGCACAAAAAACATTGCCCTTGCCAATATCGCTACGCAAGAGGGCAAAACCATAAGCCGCGTTGAAGCGCAAAACCTCCGCTCTAAAGTGAATGCAGACACGTCCTATCAAGAAATTGCCATGCGTAAGCCAGAGGAGATTCTTGAGATTCTTGATGGAAAAATGCCACAAGTGAATACTACGGGAAACAGCGTTGCTGATGAAGCAATTATGGAGGCCGCAAGCCTCACTGGAGCGCCGCTTGACTGGATGCTAAAAGTGGCCATCATTGAATCAAGCGGAAATCCAAGCGCCAGAAGCCCATCGGGAAAGCATTTCGGGTTGTTCCAATTTGGAGAGGATGCTGCAAAAGATGTTGATTTGCAGGATAGATTGAATCCCCGCGAAAATGCTATAGGTATGGGGCGGCGTTACTTCATACTTGAGAAGCAACTGACGGAGGAGTTAGGGCGCAAACCCACGGGTGGCGAAGTGTACCTAGCGCATCAGCAAGGTGGCAATGGAGCAAGCAAGCTGCTA